CATATATCCATTATGGTATAAACCAGAAGCACCATCAAAGCCTATCCTTGCTACTGCGGCATAATCCCCAATAGATGCTCCTACCACTCCTGCTGTTAGGGTTATAGATGACCCAAATCCATTTACATATAGTTTCCAATTATCAACCGAAGCAACGCCATTCCGTACAAGTGCTATATGATACCAAGTTCCTGTAACTGGAGTAAAAGACCAATAGCCCTGCATCAATTCTCCAGCCATTGTTATATATATTCTATTACTGGCTTTATCCCATGATAAGAACGTATAAGAAGCCGCACCTTCATATTGTTCATAAAAACATGAACTTGCCGCAACACTATTAAACATAACCCAAAAATCTATCGTAAAATCATTAGTCCCAAAATTCCAATTAGCGTGGTCAGGTACGGTTAAGTAATCGCTATTACCATCAAGTAATAATGATGTAGTTCCAAACTTCTTTTGTGCCGATGAGGTTTGAGCCGTTCCAACTTGCGTTACAATATGCCCAGTATTCCCTGAATCCACTATTTCCTTTGAAGCGTCTAAACCGTTAAAATTAGCTAAAAACTTTGTAGGGGATGAAGTGGTTATAACGGTATCAGAATCATTCTCATAAAACTTCATATACTGGTCGCCCATCTCAACAACATAATCTTGGTCAGCGGAATACTGAAATGGGAATACTCGTGACGCTTTAGTAGAGTCTACCGTTTCAGCGACATAGCGTGTACCCGGACGGAATGAACCACCACCTAATTGGTTGATGAGGAAGTTCTCCATCTTCTTGGTAGCGTTCTGATATTTCGCAAGATCGTATCGCCCAGCGGCTTTTAAAGAGATTTCTCCAGTTGTAAGGTTGGATTGGCTTGATGTGACCTTGCTCATATTCTTGAAGCCTCCCACTCATCCATAGTCACATCTTCTGGAGTACCTTGTGAACTATCCCCAGACATCGCTCTTGGTAAATCAATCGTTTCGTGCCTTGATAAGACGGCTTCAGCTTTGTTAGTAGCCTGGGTTAGGTTAAAACATATCTCTGCGGCCAATCTAGACGATAGGGCGGTAACAAACATGGCAGAGTAAGTGGTAGGGTCATCGTTTGAATAGGTGTATTTAAGGCTCAATGTATCGGTATCGGTTAGAAGCCTATTACCCACTATCTCGTAGGGCGCATCCTCATCTGACAGTCTTGTTACTTTTAAGAAGTCAGTAGGAAGATAATGTATTGCAGTTATCTCATCATCCATGTTGCTTACGAGTTCCGTAGCCACCCAGTATAAAGATGTTAGGTCGGTAGCGAACGTTCCTGCGGTATGATTGACTAAACAGGCGTATTCAACTCCTGAATTATAAACTTTATCGCCTTTGGCATAAACGAGAGCCGTTGTCCAATCGGTATAAAGAACCCACTTGACTGCTGTTAAATCGGTAGCGAATAACGCACTTGAGGTATGAGCCGTTAAACATTTATAATACTTGGCGAGCGTAGGATCGTAGACTATATCATCAGCTACATAATCCGTATCCGTCACCCAATCATCCTGTTCAGTCCTTGTCATATCGACAAGCTCAACTCTTTTCTGTGCGAATGACCAGGGGTGTTCCATTAAAACCGCATCTCTGACAAACGAGTATGTAGCGTTAATTCTGCGACCTTCTTCTGTGGTAGTCTCACCAAAGGTAGTGATATTCCTTGCGCCGATAAGACTTAATGCTAAATTAGCTACTTGTAATTTTGTTACGGTACTCATTCTTGTTCTCCTTGTGAGCAGTAAGCCAAAAACATAATGATTAAAAAAGCACTCTGTATCATGTGCGTAGGAAAGTGAACCGCCATGTTTACGGCTACGATCGCTAACCCTGCAAGTTTTACAGGGTTTTTAACATTCCGAACAATCGAAACTAACCATCCTAATAGAAGTATCAATCCGGGAAACCCACATTCAAACAATATTTGTAGCCAGTCATTGTGAGTGGTATTCCACATCTTGCCCGGGCTTTGCTTGTTTATTTCTCTACCGCACATGACCGGGAATAAAATCTTATATGTACCGATGCCATAACCAAGTGGCTTTTGAATTGCCAATTCAAGTGTCTTTTGATAAACAGGTAAACGTCCTGCCCTGATAGTAGCCTTTGAAAAATCCCCTGTTTTATAAGCGAAAACAATAGGGGCAAGAATGGCGATAATGACGATCCAAAGTCGCACCTTCTTAAACCTCGCCCAAGCATACACCGATAGACCTGCCCCTATTGAAAGCACCGCACCACTTGACCATGATATAAACGAAATGAGGATTAAGACTAACCAGTTCAAGGGATTGAATATCAAGAATGGGGCGAGGATGCACACAAAGGAAGATGCTATCATCCTATTGCCGATTGTGCCTATTACCGTAGGTGTATTCTGATTGAAGTTTAAAAGAGTGTCCTTACCGAATAACTGTATGATTATCAGGAGTGCGAAGAAGAAGAATATCGCCTGTATGGTCTTTTTAACATAACTCCAATGGACTATTTTTCTACATAAAGCGTAGTAATAAGCGCATACTATCACCGACCAAAACATGGTAAATGACATAAATGGTGCTTTAGAGAAGAAGCACATAATGTAAGTCCATATAACAAATAACTTGAGCCAGTTACTTACATCTTGGTATAGGAATAAGAAAGCAAGGAAGCCTGAAATCAATGTCATCCATAACCAAAATGTTGAGTCGATACGGCAATCTAACGCCATGTCCATAGGAGGACATAAGGCTAAAATCAACATCGGGATTATTGCAAGTATCGTTATAAGTTTTTTCATAAATTGGTGCAGGGCTGATATGCTCAACCCTGCGGAAGCATTGTTACTATGTTATAACTACTCCGTAATACCCAATAACTATCCAGCCGATCGTATCGTCCACATATAGAAGTGTTACCATGTCGAGCGTGGAATTAAACACAATATCATCCCAACCCGTAGTAACTACTGCCGCCTGCGCTGTGCTTGAAACATAGTCGTCCGTTATGGTTATTGAACCAGCATCGTAGGTAGTCATAATGATGCTTAACATCTGCCCAGGAGTGCCAGCCGCCAAAGATATATACTTTGCGGATCCGGCAACAAGCTTTATAACTCCATAATTTAAGGCAGCCGAAGTCAAATTAGACTCCGTTGATACGTTGGTCGTTACTCCGTCCTTGTGTCCGTTTGCAAGTATGGTTACCTGCGAACCATCAAACGATACGTCCTGACCCTCTATGCAGATATTTGAAGCCTCACCCACATAGGTTTCCGAATCGTCATGATCGTTATTTATACCAACCGCACCATAAGCCGAACCAACAAAGGACAGGAGCGCGAATATAACCGCTATTCCTATTAACTTCTTCATCTCTGCTCCTTTGTTATTCAACTGTATAAAATACCGCCAACTGCACCTTTACTGCCGCACAAGCCGCAGACAATGTCATAAGTATCTGATTGTCCGGGGTCGTAGCTGTGGTCATATCAACTTCATAGTTGATAGCCGCAGTTACGTTATCGCAATACGACACCGTGGAAGCCGCGGCCGCGGAAATATACCTGTCCGTGTCCTCCGCATCGCCGACATCTATTGTGATACCAGTAGCCGGGCAACAAATCGTCACGCCAACTACTCTTGCGCCAACAGGAAGCTCATTGCACATCTCAACCGTGAGAGTGTCTCCAGTCTCCGCAGTCGTGCCTGTATATTCGTCAGTCATTACCCTTACCACTCCACCCATCTGACCGGGGTCAAGTATCGTAGACGGAGTGATGCTGTCTATGATAGCTTTATTAACGCCTTGTCCGTATGCCATCTTTAGTACTCCTTTTTAATTGTTAATTACGATTACGCCTCGTAACAAGCTATTTCTACAACCTTTTCCTCGTCCATTCTCGTTGCACCGCAAGAGATGGAAGCATAAGCCTGTGTCGCATAATGCTTGGTAGGAATGACATCGAGCTTGGCGTTCATTTCATTACGCTTCGCTAAAAGCAGTCCTGACTTCGCCCACGCAAGACAAGTCCTGGTCGTGGTAGTGATGGCAAGTCTCTGGGTCCTGATGAACTTGAAACCCATAAAACTGTCTACCTTACCTTCGACAAGTGCTTTCACCGAGTTATAATCTATGTCTTTTACTTCGGTGGTATTCAGGAGGTCGCTTATCTGTGAAGCGGAACAAGCGATATATCTTTCCTCTTCGGGGTCAACATCAGCCTCATCAAGCAACTGCTTCGCCGCAATCAACTTGGTAAGGGTAAGACCAGCCGTACCGTTTATGGCGATCTGATTAGCCGCTGTAAACGATGTAGAAGTACCGCCAGCTTTGCCTGTATAAGCCGTACCCGAAGCCGCCGCTATAATCATATCGTCTATTTTACGACCTATCGCCCACGCGCCAGCCTGCATAAGCCCGGAAGTCGGGTCTATAAGCATAGCGAGCTTATCTTCTTTGTCTATCAGTTTTGCCCAATATACATCGGTAAACGACACTCTACGCCTTGCATAATCATCTGCGGCGTATTCAACATCTACATTACGG